ATTCTAAGATTAGCTGCTGTTTCTTTTATTTCTTTTGAATATTCTTTTAAATTCCCCATACTCTTCCCCTTTTTACTTACGGCAGGTAATACCACATATAAGGATAGAGTGATTTCATTTGTCTTATATATTTATTATATACTACTCTTAAACCTATTTGCAATAGCATTCCCACCTTATTATCGCATTGCGTAATATTATTTATATAGTATATATCATATATCATTTCTAAAGTCAATACAGCAGTTATTTTTATCGTATAAATATATATAAATATATTTTATTCTTTCTCTTGCACTTCCTCATAAATACGCTATAATATATAAGTCACATTTAAATATCGGCGTGTGGCTCAGTTTGGTAGAGCGCGTGGTTCGGGACTACGAGGCCGCAGGTTCAAATCCTGTCACGCCGACTTATAAAAAGCTCATGCAGATTGAAGTAATCACATTTACCACAATCTGCATGAGTTTTTTATATTATTTATCCAATTATTCTATACAAGATTATTTTTAACATATGCCAGTGCTTTATTAACAGGAGGTAGGGATATAACTACAAGAGTTACCACTGCTTCAAGCCCAATATACGAGCCATTGTAAACAACTGAATAAAGTATCGCACTATTAAAAAAATCCGGTGTATACACGGCAAAGAATATCCAGCCAGACAAGAATGAACATATAAATCTGCCTATAACTCCTATAATATATCCCTTCACAAGACCGTGTTTTGATTTAGAAAATATTCCTGACAACCCAAGTGCTCCAAAGCCTAATATATAATCAAGAAGCACCTGAGGAATATTCAGGATATATGGATCAAGTAATAACTGCAAAACTCCATATGCAATAGCTGCTGTCAGACCAGTCTTTATTCCATACCAGTATCCTATAAGCACTATGAATAACATACTGAACAGTGTTACAGAACCTCCCATTGGCAGTTTAATAACTTTAATCATGGAAGTCGCAACCGCAAGAGCTATAGCCATTGCTGCAAATGCAATATGTTTTACATTCAGTTTACTATTATTATCTCTTGCAAAACATCCTATAGTCATTAATAAGACACAGACAATTATTAATACCACATATCCTGAGCCTGTAAGACCATATGAAACGCTGCCATCATCAAGTATTTTATTAACTAAAAAATTCATAATCTTCCTTTCATTATCTCTCAATATTTTTATTCCGTAAAGAATATCCACATTTCCACTAAAAGTCAAGCATTAAAAAAGAGAGCAACAGGTTTTTATCACCTGTTGCTCTCCAATATTTTGTCAATTACTTTTTATTAGAACTTACCGTTCTTAGCAGCTTCCTCAATGATCTCAGTCATTTTGTTCTGGAAGAAAGCGATCGGGTCACTGTTTCCGTTGCTGAACTTGATAAACTGTCCGGATGTAACAGACACGGAATCGGTGCCTGTTGCCTCGTTTTTCCATACTCCTTTGCGCATGAAAGATTTTGAAAACTCTGCATCCTGGTGGATGTTTGCCTGTGTTGCAATCACCTTAGTTCTCTGCTGGCGTGGGTCTTTGGTGTGAGGTCCCTGTCTGCGGTTAAGGTCTGTCTGACGGATATTATCAATACCCATCATCATCTGATCTACGTGGCAGGCATAGTTCTCTGTATGCTCTGAGATTACTGCCGGGTCAACTGAACCGTATGCCGGTTTTCTATTCCAGTTATCACGTAACAAATCCTCTTTGTCAAATACATAGTAATTGTCAGAGGACAGCTGCACCGGGCAAACAGGAAACATATTCTTTGCAAAAGATGTTGTTTCCTGCTGATAGTAAGCCAGCGCCATTGTTGAAAGCGCTGTGTGCGGTCTAAATGCACCCTTTGCGATTTCTGCCTGGATGCTTTTCGTTGTTCTTTTCATTTACCATTTCCTCCTTCTTTATTTTGCGGCATTCTTCTGATACTTGGAAATCTGAACTCTCACATAGTCATTCTCAGCTGCATTGCTGAGCGCCACGCCGATCACATAATCTCCGTCAGCTGCCTTTGTTGCTTTTCCTGCGGTTGCAGTTACCTCTTCGCCCTTCTTGATGGCTCCGCCAGCAAGAATGTAGCCGATGTCCTTAATCTGAACATCTACCTGGTCGCCCTTTGCAACCTTTCCGGACTCTGCTCCGGAGATGTCGTTATAGCCTGCCTCAATAATTGCAATGCCTACGATAGGTGCTGTGCCGTCGGTTGCTACGACTACATCTCCATTCTCGTCATATTTGAGAATGAGGTTTCTCACATCGTCGATAGCAGCACCGGCCTGCTCTGCGATTGTCACAGACTGGTTAATCTGTGAGCCGTTGAAGTTTCTCTTTGCCATGGTCTTTTCCTCCTTCCTTAAAATCCTTCCTCAGCGTCGTATGCGTCCATAAGGTCCGGGTTATCTTCCCAAGCCTTAGCCAGCGCATCCGTATAGCTCATGGAAGGTTCTTTCTGCATATAGCTCTTGGCGATACCTTCGATCTTGCCCTCTGCATCACTTACGTGCACAGAGCCGTGGCCGGACTTGCCTACCTCGGAAAAAACGCCGGACTTGTTGACCGCTTCCACGGTGGCATCAAGAACGGCGATCATATCGTTGTATGCAGTTCCACCGGTAGCTCTGAGAGATTTGAGCATAGGTACAAGCTCCTCTTTCTTCTTGCCGATGATTTCATACTTGCCTGCTGCGGCTTCAAGTTCTCTGTTCTCAGCATCCTCACGGAACTTTCTGAGTGCTTCGATTTCTGCCTTAACAGCAGGATTGAGTCCCTTGTAGATGTCCTCGCCATCTGCAGGTGTTTCCTGGTTCTGCTCAGGCTTCTCAACAGACTTTGTTACCGCAGGTTTTCCCTCCGGAGTCTGCTCTGTCTGAGCCGGGTCGTCTTCCACGCCGTATCTCTTCTCAATATCTTCGAGAATGAGAAGCTCAGCCTGGGTCATTTTGCTCTTGTCGATCTTCATATCTTCGTTGTCTCCTTTCGACTGTTTCTTTTTGCCCTGGTCCTTTTTGTCCTCTGTGTCTACCTCCGGATCGTCTCCTTCACCGGCAGGCTTTCCAGCGGCGGTCTGTGCCTTCTCGATGTTGTCATTCAGCCTTGCAGCCGCAGACTTCATCATTGCCAGGTCACTCTCCGTCACCTCGTCACTCTTTACGATGTTGATTACCTTTCCGCCGGACCAGTTGCTAATCGCTTCCTTCACTACTGCAGTGAACTCGTCAAGGCTCTCATTCATCGCTGTTGCTGCGCCGGTGCTATCCAGCTCCTCATCATTCAGAATCGAACAGAGGCTTGCCTGCAGTGCGTAGCATATATCCCAAATTTCATCAGCAATCTTTCTGTTCTTGATTTCATTGAAACGCTCGTTGAAACTAACAGAGTTGCCTTTCAGAACTTCCTCTACTGCACTGTCGATCTCTTCCTGGTTCATGCCGGCCTTTTTGCCGATGAAACCGAACAATCGGCTGACAAAACCATTCTTATCGCCATTCTCTCCTGTGGACTGCCCCTTTTCGCCTTTACTCTTTGTTAGCTTAATGTGAGCATCCGGATTTGCACCTTCATCTACAAAATCAACCTTGCTGATTCTGAGATTTTTTAACTTTGTTGCCACTTTGCTTCCTCCTTTCCGCAAGATTTATATTAAAAAAGACACCTTTGCGGTGCCTCTCCTAATAACGGAATGATGTTTCTGTTGCTGATAAACTCTTCTAACTGCTCTACTGTGGACTCTCGCAGGTTATTCAAACCGTAGCGGTCCATAAATTCGAGCAGGAAATCAGAAAAAGGCACCATATCGGATGCCTTGCTGATCTGTTTTATCAATTTGTTCTTTTTGCTTAGATTTGTCTCCATAATGTGAACTACCTATGCCCTTATTACACTCTCGTATGTGGAATTATAAGGTTAAGACTGCTGAAAAACTCAATACGCCCCATTTTTACAAGGTGTTTTCATCTTCTACTTCGACTCTCTCGGCTTCTCCTTCGATTGAGAACATCGGATATGTGCCGTCCTTAACCTTTTCCCATACATCCTCGTCGGTTACTTTGAAGCCGATCCACCAACCAATCGGAAGAGTGCCTGCCGGGATTCCCATTGCCTGCATTTTCTCTTCCGTGAATACCACGGATTCAACCAGGACTGCAGCTCCGCCTCTTTCGTGCATTTCTCCGCCTTCACGATAGAGTAATACATACTGGTATGCTGCGTTTTCCAGTTCTTCCGGCTCGATGATATCCTCCTGCCAGTCCTCAATCTCTTCTCCGTCAGCACGGATAGCCACATTCGCCCAGCCAAATGCCAGGTGCTTGTCGTCGTCGGACTTGGCAATCTTAAATCTGCCCTTAATCACATTGCTGGCAGGCTCTTTCTTCTGCGGTTCTGCAGACTTCTTGATGAAATCAGAGAACTTCTTCACTTTCTCACTTCCTTCCTCTCGGTGCAGCCACTTCGATATACTCGATAGCGCAGGCACATCTCGGGTGTGCAGGTGGTAACATATGTTGTCCTGCAAACAGAACCTTTCCTTTGAAATCAAAGTCGGAGTCCATATCTACCTCAGTACCTTCCAGCGCATTGCAGATGTCGCACACCGAATCGTCTCCGGATGTACTCCATCTCTTTACCATCGTTCCAAGATACCCTTCGCCCTGTGCCTGGCGTATGCCTTCATCGGCTCCACGGTTATAAGCAAAAGCACTCTCGGTCTGAGCGATTGTGAACGCCCTGGCCCGGTGCTGTTTCTCTGCATATTTCTGAGAAGCGTCCAATGCCTTCCGGCGGATGCTCTCAATCTTCATTCTCGGATGCTCTTTTCGCATCGTAGCCACGATATTGTCATAATACCTGGCGTTTGCTCTTGCGTCACCCTCTGTCAGACCGATGCATGGACGAATGAGCCTTGCCAGTTCATCTACTGTATGGCTCTCTCTCATTTTCTTTTCCAGGAGTGCCGCTATTGCGTCCTTCTGTTCTTCTGTGCATCGGGTAACAAACTCAGCTCCTCTTTCACCGATCCAGTCGAGAACGCCAGGTGTCTGAGTGTCAAACTCAAAAGCGAGACCGTCCAGGATTGGTTGCCCGGTTGGTCCCGCTGCCATTGCCTGCGTCCACATTGACTGTAATCTCTCGGCAACAAGCACTGAGTAATCCTGTTGCCAAGCCTCCAACGTCTCTTTACTAAGACTTCCGTCCGCTACTGCCTTTCGGAGTTCCTGGTACGTGATGGCGTCTTGCTGATCCTGCCAAAATCCGCATAGGATTTCAACCGGTTCGTCACATTCGCTCTGCAGGTACTCTTCAAGTCTGCGTAGGACTTCTTGACTGCCCGGTGTCTTTGCCTTGCGTATTCGCTTTGGCCGTATGAACCTTATTGCCATTTGCACCGCTCCTTCCTAATCGCCTTTTAGCGGCTTCCGCCACATTGTCGGGGATTTCTTCGCCTTCGTCGTTTCCATCGCTTCCTGCGGCTGTCTCAGGCTCCGGTGGCTGGTTCTGCTCCGCCTGTTGCTTACGCCGCTGGTCTACTGTTCTGTCGTCCGTTGTCCTCTCCGGCAGGTGTCCGACCTGGCGAATGTAATCTTCCAGTCCGTCGTCCGGTACTAAGATTCCGATGCCAGTCATATCCTTGATGAATGCCGCGACCTTCGTTACGTCCACATCTGCAATGTCGCCGTGGGACATCTTTGGGTACTCCGTGATGCCTGCAAAATGTTCACCGTTAATATCGATCAACGGCGGGATGCCCTGGCTGTTGAATGTCTCGCAGATCATGTCTAGGAATGCACCGATTGCCATAGCGAACAACTCCGTCTTATCGGAACTCAACGCCCAGGAACCGGTCTCTGAATGCCCTAAGAAAATAAAATCCGCCAGTACCGTCATTGCAATTCGGGTATCGTAGCGGTTGATGATCGCATTCGTGTCAAACTGTCGGGTGCCGCCGGAACTTAACAGCTCCAACTCATATCCTGCCGGAAGTACCACACCTTCCATCTCGTCTCGGCGAATACTCTTTACCATATTTTCCAACGCAATTCGTGTCTGCTTGTTGTCCTCAATATCATCGTTCCAAAGGTCTAACCCTTCCGGTCCGTGCATTACCGGGAGTCCTGCAAGGTCTCTTTCAATGCCGATTCCTTCAATCTCCTGGATTCTTCTCTTGAAGTACCAGGATCGGTAAGCATTTCTCAAAATGCTTCGTCCTTCCGGGTTGTTCTTCCTGCTCTTTGTACGGAACAGCAAAGCCTTACTCATTGGTATCGTGTAGGTACCAAAGTCCGGAGGCGGCATCTGAGTCATTCCCAGCAGATTGTCCTCGTTGTCGTATTCCCATCGGTAGAGCGTTTCCTGCGCTCTGATAGGCAATTTCTTCCATCCAATCAAACCATCCGTGTACTTACTCTTCGTGGTTGGGTTCTTCGTATTTCCCATACGGCGCTTATACACGATCTCGTGGAAGCTCCAACCGTAAGTGAGGAAAGATAAGATTTCCGAAATTGTGTCCGTCCAGGTGTCCTGCATATCGTGCATACAGCTTTCTACGAACTCTGCAGCCTCTTTGTCCTTTGCGGTGTCGCCTCCCGGCTCTACATTCCAGTCGCACTGTCTTACCAGCATCTCGATAGCGAAGAGGATCGCACCTACCACATCGTCATTCTCAGACATTTCACGGTAGACCTCTATTCCTCGTGTGCCTCTCAGTTCGTGAAGGAACTCCTCATAGATTGTTCCTCCGTAGCGTCGCTGACCTATGCGACCGATTTCTTTGTTAGCCATCTGTTCTCACCTCACTTATTCCAATAACTGCTCTTGCCTAACTGGCTATCCTTAGGCGGTGCTGAGTATGTCGCAC